TTCGTCGGACGCCTGCCGCTGGCGCTGCGGTGGAGTTGTCCGAACCGTGGGGCCTGATGCGCGCCACCCATTCGCCGGGATGGTCGGTCAATTCGAGCGCCATCTACAGCCATGCGCTGACGGCTGAGGAGGCCTTCTGATGGCGCTTCTGGACGCCTCGCTATCCGCCAATCTGGTCAAGCCCGCGATCCTTCTGTTCGCGGACTTCGCGGACATGCCGCTGCGATACGCCTTCGCGCCCATGAGTCTGACGGTGCCAAGCGGGCTTGCCGACGCGGACGTTGATTGCGAGGGCTACACATTCGAGGCGCTGGACGACGGGGTGCTTCAGATTTCCAGTGTATCGCACGACGAATCCGGCGGCGATACGCTTTCGGTCGGGTTCGCCTGCCATCCTGGGCAGGCGGACATTTTGGCGGCGATGGATGATCCGGGCATCTACTCCGGCCGCCTGTTCCGTCTGTGGCTGGTGCTGCACGATGGTGCGGGACTGGTGACGGCAATCAGCCCCAGCCTTGGCTATACGGGCTTCATGTCGGTTCCGACGCAGCGGGTTGATCCCGAGGCTGGCGAATGGATGTTCACGATGGAGGTCGAGAGCTGGATGACGCTTTTCGGCAACGCTCCGTCGCGCACGTATCTGACGCAATCGGCCTATGACAGCGGCGACTTGAGCGCGAATGTCTCGGTTGGGAGCGGCGATGCAGCGCCGGGCTTCAACGGCAACATCCGGCAAGAGCCGCGCAATCCTTACGAGCAATATCGGTGAGGCGGCATCCTGATTGGGAGCCGCGATTGTCGGCCTGTGTCGAGGCGTGGGCGTCTCGCGCCTATGTGTGGGGCGATGCCGATTGCGGCCGGTTTGCGTCGGCCTGTGTCGAGGCGGTGGCGGGCGTTGAGATTTGGCCGTCTGGCATGGCGGCTTATTCGAGCGAGGCCGGGCTGGCGCGGGCGTTGAAGCGTCTTGGCTGCGCTGACCTTGCCGATGCGGTGACGCTGTGCCTTGGCGATCCGATCCCCGCGTTGGCGGCGCACCGTGGCGATATTCTTTGGGATGGGCAGGCTATCGGCGTGATGGCGTTCGGCGGGCCTGTGGTGTTTTCGCATGACGGGCTTGTGTCGATTGATCGGCGCAGTCTGGTGGCAGCTTGGGCGGTGGGGCGTTCGGATGGGTAAGCCGGTTAGGCGCATTCTTCGCGGGGCGCTGCTTGTCGGCGTGAGCTTCCTTTCAGGCGGCGTTCTTGGGCCGATCCTGTTCACGGCTGGCATGGCCGATATTGTTTCAGGCGTCGGCATGGCGATTTCGCCTGCCCGTGGGCTGAACGGACTGACCGCCTTCGATCCCAAGTCGATCAACGTGGACAAGACCACGCCCCGCAAGATTGTTTTCGGCCGCACCGCATTTCCGCTCGATCTGCGCTACGGCGAGCCCAGCGCGGATTCCAAGCAGGAATATATCGAATATGTTTTCGCGCTGGCTGCGCACAAGTCTGACGGCATCGAAAGCCTCTATATCGAGGAAACGCTGGCGTGGACTTTGGCGGGCGGGGCGCAGGGCATCTATGCCGGTTATCTGTGGATCGAGGTTATCCTTGAGGGGGGCGCTGGCTCTTACCACACGGTAAACGCTGGCACGAAATGGGGCTCGTCGCAGCGCATGACTGGCTGCACCACGATGAAGGTGCGGGTGAAGCGCAGTGCGAACAGCAGCAGCAGCCAAAGCCCGTTTGCAAGCGGGATTTCGGGCCGATGGACGCTGATCGGGCGCGGGATGCCTGTCTATGACCCCGCGCTCGACAGCACTGTCGCCGGTGGATCTGGCTCGCAGCTGGCGAATGACAATTCGACCTGGGCCTATACCGCATCCGGCGTGGCGCGCGGCAACAACCCGGCGCTTCAACTTCTCGCCTATCTGCTGGGCTGGAAAATCAACGGCATCGGCAGTGTCGGCCTTGGGATTGATCCGGCGCGGTTGAACCTGCCCAGCTTTGCGGCGGCGGCGGCGATCTGCGACGAATCCATCGCGCTGGACGCTGGCGGCACACAGCGCCGCTACGAGAGCGGGAAAGCCTATACGGACGGCGACGATCCCTCCCCGGTGATCTATGAACTGCTGGCGGCAATGAACGGCGAGCTGGTGCATGATGGCGGCCAACTCGCGCTGCGGCTGGCTGTGAACGATCTGACGGCCGAGGTGGCGCTGGGCGAGGATGATTTCCTGAGCGGCTTCGAGTGGCGGCCAGTCCCTGAACTTCAGGCGCAATACACGGTTGTTCGCGGCCGCTTCACGCAACCGGATGCCCCGGCGCTGTTCGGGATGGTGGACTATCCAGACGTTGCAACCGGTCGCACGGCATCCGCGCCGCGCGTGCTGCCGCTGGAATTGCCGCCCGTCCAAAACATCCATCGCGCCGAGCGGATCGCGCGGCAGGTGGCGCGGCGCAGCATCTATTCTGGCGAGTTCACCGTCACCGTCGGCATTCGCGGATGGCTGCTGCGGCAGAATATGGTTGTTTCGGTCACCTCGCCGAGCCGGGGCTGGACAAACCGGCTGTTCCGAGTGCGCGGGATCGTGCTGACCACGGATGGCAGCGGTAATGTTGACGTGCGGCTGCGAGAGGAAAACGCGGCGATCTACGCATGGGCGGCGGAGGAAACCGGATCGGTCGCGCCGGTCGCGCCGATCCCGTTCGATCCGGCCAACGGCAATCTGGCCGGTGCGCCTGCCGGGACTTTCGTTGCGGGCGTTCCTGCCGAGGAGTTGGCGGCTGGCGGGAGCCCGGCAATCGTTCGCGGGCTGACCGCAATCGGCAGCAGCACCCCAATCGAGAAGCTGGTGCGCGACGGGTCAACGCTTGGGGCAGAGGCGCAACTGACACTGGACAGCACCTCCGGCGCGGCAAGCACCACGCTTACCTTCAGCCAGGAGGCGCGACCGAAGGGCGGGACTTGGGTTACGCTCACCGGCTCGACTGAAACGGACACGATGAGCATTCCGGATGGCACCGCGCTTCTGTCGGCTGGCGCCTACACGAACAGCAGCGGGCAGGATCAGATTGTGGAATTCCGCACGGTTTCGAGCCTGTCTGGTGGCGCGGCTGGCGTCGTCAATCAAACCTACTCCTACCAGAAGGTCTAGGCGATGTGGCTGATTTACGACGAGGCGACGGGGGCGGAGATTCGCCGCGTGGCATCTATCGACACGGCCACCGGAGAGGCGGCAGCCGAAATACCGGCCAGTGCATTGCTTGACCTGCCGATCAGCCAGTGGAGCGCGAACCGGCGCGGTTTCGTGGACGTGCCGCTGGTGGACGGGCCGCGCATGGGCCTGATGCTGACGTCGGCCGAGATCGAGGCGCTGGTGAACCATGCCGACGCGGCCGTGCGCGCGATCCCGCTGCGCTGGCTGCTGCTGATCGCGTTCGGCATGCCGCAGCGCGTGAACAGCCCTCTGCACATCAGCACCGCGAACGGGATGCTGGCGGCCGGGGTGCTGACACAGGCCCGCCACGCCCAGTTCCTGAGTGGCGACACCGCCCCGATTGCTTAACCCCCCCCACCTGCGCGGAGGGGCGCGGGTTTTGCTGAAAGTGAACGAAATGAGCGACCCGCGCGCCTCTCTTGACGTTGCCGCGATTGGCGGCGGCACCCTCGCCATCTGGGGCCAGATCGCAGGCCACCTCGCGCCGATCCTGAGTGTGATTTTCCTGCTGCTGTCCATCGTCTGGCTGGCATGGCGAATGATCGACCGCGCGATCCACGGCCATCAGCAAAAACGAGACGACGACTAAGCCGATCGCGACAACAGCAGGTGAAGCCGCGTGGCAAACCCCGGACTGACACAGACGCAGATGGATGAAGCGTGGGCGGCCTATGCCGCCTGCAACAACAACAAGTCCGCCGCCGCCGCAAAGCTGGGCCTGAATGTCAACACGTTCCGTAACCGACTTGACGCTGCCGTCGCGCAAATGGCGCGGCAAAGCGACCCGGCGGACTATTGGACGCACCCGCCGCACATCGCGCGGGACGTGCATGACGGCGTGATCGTCGTCGGCAGCGACGCGCACCGCTGGTGGCCGAAACTGTCCGTTGCGGAAACGGCCATGATCGCCGTCTGCAAGGCGCTCAACCCCGCCGTGGTGGTGCTGAACGGCGACATCGTGGACGGCGCGCGCACGAACCGGCACGATCCGCACGGCTGGAACAAGCGGCCATCGGTGAAAGAGGAAATCGAGGCCTGCCACGAACTGACCCATGAGCTGGAACAAGCCGCACCCCATGCCGAGCGGATTTATACGCTTGGCAATCACTGCCTGAACTTCGAGCGGCGGCTGGTGCAGCACGCAAAGGAGTTCGAAGGGCTGTACGGCTTCCGGCTGCACGACCATTTTCCGCGCTGGGATTTTGCATGGTCGCTGCGGCTGAACTGGGCTGGTGAACACCGTGTGATGGTGAAGCACCGGCGGGCGGGTGGCGTCCACGCTGGCTATAACAATGCGCTGAAATCCGGCGTTACGATGGTTACGGGCCATACGCACCAGCTGGAGGTGAAGCCATGGGGCGATTACACCGGCCGTCGCTATGGGGTGCAGACGGGCTGTCTGGCTGACCCGGACGGGCCGCAATTCGAATATCAGGAAGCGGGCTACAACAGCCATTGCAGCGGCTTCGCGGTGCTGACGTTCCGCGACGGAGAACTGCTGACGCCGGAACTGTGCGAGGTGAAGCGCGGCCGGGCGTGGTTTCGTGGACAGGTATGGGCGGAGTCTGGCGAATGACCTACGGCGCGACCGAATGGCGCTTCTGGGCCGAACTGGACATGCGCCACGCCACCAACGCGGCGATGGAACGGCTGCGGCTGATGGGCTGCCCAGACCCTGAGGCGTATCTGGAAGAAGCGATGTTGGCGCTGATCGGGGCCGAGGTGGAGCGCGTGATCCTGGAGCCCGCGAACGATACGCACCGGTTCGGCGCGCGAGTGGAGTTTGGCGAAGATCTGCTCGACTGACTTCTCCTTATCGAAATCTCATAAACCGGAGAATTCCCATATGACTTCAGCGCTCATTTGGGCGGTGGCGGTGTCGTTCCTGCTTGGGATCGGCATTGTCGGCGCGATTGCTGTTGCTGTCGGCTTTTGGCTTGCCGATAAGATCGTGAAGGCAATGCGGTGAGCGCCGCACGAAATATCGCGGTCGGGATGGCGGGTGCCGTCGCGCTTGCCGTGCCGATCATCGCCAAGTGGGAGGGTTCGCGCCATGACCCTTACCGCGACATCGTGGGCGTGTGGACAGTCTGCTACGGCGAAACCCGCGTGGAAATGCGGCGCTATACCGAAGCCGAGTGCCTTGTGATGCTTGAGAGCGCGGTGGGCGAGTTTGCCGGGGCGGTGCTTGTCTGCACGCCGGGCCTGCGCAACCGGCCCGAACAGCTCGCTGCCGCGACGAGCCTTACCTACAACATCGGTCAGGCGGCCTATTGCCGCTCGACCGTGGCGCGGAAGTTCAACGCGGGCGACCTGCGGGGGGCGTGTGAGGCGTTCGGCGCTTGGGTCTATGCGGGCGGCAAGCGCGTTCAGGGCCTTGCGAACCGGCGGGCGGAGGAGGCGCGGCTATGCCTGTCGGGGTTGTGATGGCGCTGGCCTTCCTCCGCCGCTGGTGGAAGCCAATCGCGGGAGGGCTGGCCGTGATTGCACTGCTGCTGCTGTATCGCTCGTGGGTGGCGGACGCCAAGCGTGAGGCGCGTGAAGCTGCCTTTGCCGAGGTGCGCGCCGCATCGCAGGTTGTGGCCGATAGCTGGCGCGAGAAGGCTGATGCCGCCGACCTCGCGCGGGCCAAGGCTGAGGCGCGGGCGGAAGCGCTGGCGCAATCCGAACGGTTGGAGGTTCGAACCTACTATGAGACACGCCCCGACGCTGCTGCTGTGCGCTGCCTTCCTGACGAGCGGGTGCGGCGGTCGCAAGCCGCCCGTGATGCCATCCTTTCCGCCGCCACCGGCAAGCGCGACTGAGCCCTGCACTTGGCCCGTCCTGCCACTGCCACTGACAGCCAAGGCGCTTGAGGAATGGCTGCGGGACGATGCGAAGGCGAGTGCTGCGTGCGAAGCTAAGCGCGCCGCACTGGTTGCGGGGTGGCCGAGGTGACGTGCCGCCAGATCAGCCCCCTGCGAACTTGTGACACTAGCGATGGCGTGACGCCGTATGTGACGGCCAAGGATTTATTGGAGGCTGCGCTACCCCTTATGTCCTTGACGGCGGCATCAGTTAGTTTGGCACATGGCCTGCTGGCCCCAAAACACCCACGCCCTTTTTCTACCTTGTCCTTCATATTGTCATCCTGCGTTCCCCAAGAAAGGTGTGAAGGATTTACGCAAGGAGGGTTGTCGCACGCATGAAGCGTAATGGTTGCATGATCTGGCCTGCTTACTCCTGTCATTTCAAGCGAAGCATGAGTCGCCCGAATAAGCTTTCCGTCACAGTAAATTTGACCAGACCCGCGGGATTTTGCCCCTTTCCATTCCCAGCATTCATCCGGCCCGCGACGGTCAACCTTTGACCAAAATCGGCGTTGAAAACTGTGCGATAGAAGTGCATCAAGACGGATAGCCATATTCGTTCTCCAATTGAACGTTCGTGGTCAGGGCCGGGCGCTGTTGCAAGCAGCGTTTCCGGCCCGATTTTTATAACAGATTCAATTGAATATTCAATCATCCCTCCCCCTCGAACGGCTTGACCCACTCCGCGAAGGGGTCTGACGGCGGGGCGGGGAGGGGATGCCAGCGGGTTGCGCGGCCGTGCTGCCAGCGGTTGCTGTAGCCGTTTTCGAAACGCTGTCCGGCGCTGGCGAGCGCAATTTCCTGCTTCCAGACATCGCCCTCAAACCAGCCCAAAACGAGCAATTCTTCGTGTGGCGCAGTCTCAATCGGCTGCCACCCGTCGCCACGCGCCTTGTCGAGCGCCGCGATCCGCGCCCGTTCGGCGTCGGCTGTGACGGGGTCTCTCAGCGTGTCCGCCGGAATGCAGCCGATGACATCCCCCGCCCCCCGCATCGCTTGCTCGCGGTTCATTGGACGTTCGCCCGCACAGCCGCATCCTTGGCCTCCAGCAGCTTCCGAAGCGCAACCGTCCGCTCGGCGTTGCGAGGCAGCGTCTCGACGATATGCCGCGCTAGTTCGCAGAAGGGCCTGCTGGCGGGCTGGAGGCTGACAGGCAAATGGGCATATTGGAAATACCGCAGGATCGGATCGGTGCTCAGTTGCTCTGCGCCAAATTCTTGCGGAGCGGGGTGAATAACGTCGGTCATATTGATTCCTTTCTGCTTCCAAGTGGTGTGTAGATCCGTGTCTCAAGCACTCGCATGACCCCATGGCAGACGGGGCAGTTGTCGCCCTCCGGTTCCATGCCGGGAATTGTGCATTTGCGGCGGCTTCCGGGCAGACGCATCGTGCCGTGATGGTGTCTATAGTCGCCGCACCAACCGCAGTGCTGATGACAGCGCGGGCACGGAACTTCGCGTTGTTCCATCACCCCTCTCCCAGCAGGTGGGCGCGGACGGCGAGGCCGAGGGGGGTGAGGCGGTCGATCGAACGTGTGAGAAACTGCGCGATGCCTTGTGGCCAAGGCTCCCCGGTATGCCTAACAGTGAAAAACGGATAACCTCCGTGCGAACTCATTGCGTCTGTCGCGGATAGTAGCGCCTCCCGCTGCGCCTTCGTCAGCCCGGCCACGATGCGGTCGATTTCGTCAGTCATTCCGGGAACTCCAGATGCTGCCGGCCATCCAGCAGGTTGCCGGCTGCGCGCTTGCCGACACGAGCCAGGCAACCGTTGGGCTCCCACAGGCCGGGCCTCTCACCCTTGTCCATCGCATTGAAGTTGCCGTCCGCGAGGATCTGCCCCATCGGGTGCCACTCCCCCCACTGCTTGAAGAAGAAGGGCACACCGGCCGCCGCGCACTGGTCCCGCAGCTGGCGAGCCCAGTCAGGGTGCATCGGCCGCGCTCGGGGCCCGCTCTCCCCGCCGACGATCACCCAGTCGAGCCTGCCGGTGAAGCCGCCGGCCGGTCTGGCGTGCGGCCGGGCAGCCACTTCGTCGAACTCGGTCTTTCCAGTGAAAGCGTCAACGTAACCACGATTCGACGGGTAGGACACTGATTTCAGCCAAACCGGCCCGAGCAGCGGCTCACAGCTCAGGAAGCGCCTCGCGGCCGGAGTGTCCAGCAACGGCGCAATGCGCTCGTGAGCGCGGGTGTCATCCTCCACGCTGGTTCCAAGCCAGACGTTCGGCAGCGGCCAATCGACTTCCTCGAGCGCGCCGGCAGCGCAAGGGCTGGCTGTCATCTCGACCGCGAGTTCTCCGAACCGCTCATCCATGCTGTCCGGCGAGGCGTGAAACGTGTCGACGATGGCAGAAACGTAATCCCGCATCCGTTCAGGCCGCTTCGTCAGCACCATGTGCGTGTGCTGCGGCGTGAGGGCCATCACGGCGAATTGCCGGTCGATCCATTCGTCAGGCACGTTCGGGTGGAACAGGTCGCCGTGCGCATTCCAGAAGATGCGGCGTGGACGCTTCCAGGCAAGCACCTGCTGCAGCGCCGGCTCATGCGCCCGGACTTCGCCGGTCCACACTGGTCCGGCCTTGCTGTCGACAGTCAGTCCCGCGCGCGTCGGGTGCGTCTTCATCCGTGTGCCGGCCAGCTTCATCGCATAGCAGTTGGTGCAGCCGGGCGAGACGACCGAACAGCCGTTCACATAGTTCACGGTCGCGTCCGCCCATTCGATCTTCGTGTTGTCAGCCATCACATCCTCCACTCGCCGGACTCGATCCAGTCGGCGACATCTTCGACATACTTCCGTTTGAAACTGCGCTCTCCAGGTTCAGATCCACGTGCCCCACAGGCGCACTCGTCGGCGCTATAGGCGAAACAGTCGCAGCAATGCGCGTCTTTGCGTAAGGCCGCCACAATCGCAGCCTGCCTCTCGTCGGGGGTTTCGGGCGCATACATGCCGAGTGAGTGCTCGATCTCGGGCGGGGTGGCGTTAGTGGGTGGGAAAATCATCCGCCAGTGCGTCGCGTGCCCATGTTCGGACAGGTTGCTGTAGCCGTTGTCCATCCTGGCCCCTGTGGAATAGGGGCTGGCTTCATATTCCCACGCCCCGGACTGCCACGCCTTCCATCCAAGCAGCACGGGCAGGCCATGCGGCGGAGGATCGCTCGCAATGTCTCGCCAGTCTTCCGCCGGGGCGGCGTCGAGGGCTGCAATGGCAGCTTGGGCAAGGCGCTCGTGATAGCGCCAGCGCAAATCACCGTCCGCCCCCTTGCTGTCCGGGTCTAGTCCACATGCGCGGCAAATCGCCCGCGCCACCGTCTCAACACGGTCTGCCGCCGGGGTGACGTCGAGGGCTATGATGGCGGCTGCAACGTCGGTGGTTTCTGCTCGTCGGGGGTTTCTGCTCGGGTGGCTCATGCCTTAACCCACCTTTCCAACTCTTTGCGATCCAGCAAATCAGGACCGGCAGTGTTGATGGCATTGGCGAGCACGTAGGCCCTCGCCTCTGACAGCCCTTCAGCCCCGCAACTCAGGAGAAATCCATCGGCCAGACACACGAACCACTCGGTTGCTCCACCCATTTCGCCCGCATGATGCTTGTAGCAGACGATGGCCGCGGCCGATCCCAAAAGGGCCATGTTCGGTTCGCTCATGACAGCAAAGCTCCTGCAAGGCTTTGATATTCTCCGCACCAGTCATCGGCGGAAACAAAAGGCCAATACTGAGAGAAGTGGTTGCGCCCGCTGCCATCAAACGCGACGGTCTCAACAACAATAGGCGGATAGCGGCGGCATTGGCCCGACCTCGGTATTTGGTCGTCTGCCATGCGGAACCGACAGCTTGAACAGGTGTTTCGGGTAAGCGTCACGCCACATCTCCTGGATGATCGTAAGGCGGATGCTGGATGCTCCGAGTGTCGATGTGCTCAAACTGCTTGCAAGCCGGATCGTCGCCAGCCTGACTGTGAAAATGCTTGTTGCAAAAGCTCGGCATCTTCATGCTTTGGAGCCTGTAGCCCCGATGCCAGAAGCGGCACATGTCGCAACGGTCCCTCATTTCGCGTCTCCTCGGATGGCTGCTGCGGCGATATCGAAACATTCGGCCCCGTTCGGCGCATGCTCTTTGACCGCATCTCGGATGGCTTCGCAGACTTGCGCACACTCCTCCCGCACCCGCTGATCCCGCGCCTTCAGCCAGTCGGAGGCGAGGATGGCGTCACGATAGATCGCGCTTGCAGCCTGCCCGTCGATGCTCTCGCCACACAGGCGGCGAGCGTTCATGCTCCACCGCGTCTTTTCCAGCAGGTGCAGAAGTCGAGTGGAAAGGTCGTCACTCATATCCGTTCTCCTTCGCGGCCACGGCGAGCAGGAGGGCGGCGCAGAGGGCGCGGGCGGCCATCAGGCGGACTCGCCCTCCTGCTGCCAGTGTTCGCCGCGCGCGATGGCGGTGGCATACCACAGCGCCGCTCCGTTCAGACAGGCGGCGGGACTTCGCAGCATGAGCCACGTCAAGCGGAGACGGGGCAGTAGGCCAATTTTTCCCGGCCGGAAGGGCCTAACGCGCAACCACGCCCCAATCTGCGCCCGTTCGGCGTCGGCTGTGACGGGCTCCCGCATCGTGTCCGCCGGAATGCAGGGGATGGCGGCGATGTCGTCAGTCATGCGGGTTCCTTTCGGATGGCGGCTGCGATGGCCTCAGCCTCCCGCTCACGCATCCCCGGCCTCGCTTTCCACGGCGCGGAAGGTGTCGTCGGCCCACTGGAAAGCCAGCGGTCGCAGGGCCTCAATATCGGTCACACCATGAAGCACGGTTTCCGTTTCCCAATCACCCCCATAGATGGCGCAATGCGCAGAGCCGTCCGGCTCTAGGTGCATTTCGAGACAGACGCCCGCGCGCCCGAAATGCCAATGCTCCGAAGGGCAGTCACAGTCCGGCACAGTGTCAAACTCATCGTTGCACCAGGGGGCCAGAACCGCGTCATCCGTCCCGCCGCCCGCTTCGATCTCATCAGCAATACTGCTCACGACGCACCGCCTTTCCGGGCCGACATGAAGGCGTCTGCGGCTGCGAAGGCGGCTTTTGCTGCCAGATCGTCGTTCGGGTATTCGCCCGCTTGGACAATACCCACGAACAGATCGCGTGCCAGATAAACCCGAAACCGCTCGTCATAGGTCGGCTCGGTCGGGGCGGGCGGTGCGGGTGTAGCGTGCAGCGGGGGCAGATCGACCGTGTAGCGCTCAACCGGGGCGTCGGCGCGCGTCCAGTTGGCGGCTTCTGCGAGCGAGGCGACGTCAACAATGCCGGTATCGAAGCGGATTAGCAGCGGCATGTCGCTCCGCGGCTGGTGCGCGGCGATAGTGCGCGGGACATCCCAGAACTCCCACCTGCTGCCAACCGGATAATCGTCGAGGGTGCGGGTCATGCTCTTGCCTTTCGTGCCAGGTCGATTGCGCGGTTGAGGGCGGTCATCTGCCCGACTGTGCCACCGGCGTCCGGGTGGGCCTTCTTCGCCGCGGACTTGTAGGCCGCCTCGATCTCAGACAGCGGCGCGTTGGGATGAACGCCAAGCGTCGTCCACCACTCCCCTTCGCCCGGCGGCGCAGGCAGGGCCGTGAAGCCCTTGAACGTCTGGCGGACGATATGCAGGCCGCCGTGACGCATCTCCGTCCGGCGCGCTTCGATGATGTGGTGGATCGCCTGCACGTTTTCCTGAACC